GTCAATTGTAGATTTTTTATCAGGATTAAAAACTGAAGTAGATATTTTAAACTGCGTGAGTTTAGAAGATATTGATATTGAAAATGCTTATGATAGCATTTACGAAAAAGTAGAATATAACAACGGTTTTGATATTGAAATTATCTATTACAGTAACGCAATTGCATACTTGAAAGAAAACGATCCATCACTTAATGAAAGTCTTGAAATTGCTTCTGAATATGGCTTTGAAGTATCTTCATTAAATAGTGAAATTTTAGCTTCGTTATTGGCTTCACGAAATGCAAGAGAAGAATTTTACGAACTACAAAGCGAAATCGACGATTTTTTTCAAGACTTATGCGACGAATTAAACGACGAAGACGAAGACGAAGAAAACGACGAAGAATAAAAACTCCATCACATTATAACTCCCTTGTAAGTTTAAAGACTTTTTATCTTCATTCGGTTGAGACTTGGGAACTAAAAACAAATATTAATTTAATCTTTATTTATTATGAAAACTATTTCAAATTATTATGTAGGGACTTTGCAGAATTTTGGGGCAGAAAAACCAACTATTAAAACATTTAAAACTAAAAAAGATGCTTTGCGTTGGTTTGATGCAACGGCAGACAGTCACGAAAACAAAAGAGTTATTTGTTACGGTGAAGTTATCGCACATTCTTTTTTGAAAAATGATTTTTGCAAGTTCGAAATAAAAGTAACTGAAAAAACTTTCGACTAATGAAAACCAGGAGCAACCCAACACAAAAAACGGTAGTACTATCACTTATTATTTTTATAGTGTTTTTTGGTAGTATTTTATTTCAAATTTAAACTTTTAGTCACTTTTAAAAATTATAGTTATGAAACCAATCGAAAATATAAATATTCTGGAGCTTAATAAATATATTGATTTTATTAAAGAATTTCAATATAAAAATAAGTATTCGCCGGACAACATTAAAGAATATAATGCAAAATTCGCCGGAGAAAACAACGAATTTGTAAAAACAAATTTTACAGAATTAGAAAATCAAAAATTTTATACTGTAACCCAATGAAAAAGCAACCACAAATAATATTTATAGCAATTGCAGCAGCTTATTTTTTGGCGAATGTAATTTTTAGAATGTAGGCGAAAACTCAAATTTCAAGTTTAAAAAATCACAAAAAAATCAATATTATGAAAACTCAAATAACAAATTTACTTACCGGCGATAAAGCAATTTTCGTAAACGATCACTCACTTACTGAAAATATTATTTCCCTACACATTTTCAACCAAAAAAGAGTAGGAAATATTTTAAATAAGGAATACAGAAAAAAACTATTCCTGGAATTAGATATAAAAGAAAGTGTTTCAACTGTTACCGGACAACAATTTGCATATTGTGAAAAACTTGATTTACACGCAAAATTTATCAATAATTAAAAACTCATAAAATGAAAAATTCAGATATTAAAAAATACTTCGACGTTTACGGTTATGATGTTATTTTAACCGATATAAAAAACAGATACTTTTTTGTTTCATTTTCAAAAAATTCAATTCCTTCTCCTGGAAGTATGACTTTAAAAACCGACAAAATCAACGTTTTAAGCGATGCAAAAATCGAAAACGTAATCTTACATAGAAATAATAAAATAACCCTTAAAACTAATTACGGTTTTATGCAATTCTTTAACTAAAATGAAAACATTATCAGGGCATTTAACAGCAAGCGAGAAAAAAATAATTTCTCAAATAATCCAAAATAAATGGGGTTATGGAAAAGTAGGATTAAAAACGTTTTTTGTCAATAAAAACAAAGACGAAAATTATAATATTAGAATCGATGTAAAAGATCGGGGTTTAATTCCTTGTCCTGGTTCTAAATTAAGAATAAGCACATATTTATCAGTAATTAAACTTTAAAAACCCAACAAAATGAAAACATTTATAGAACTACTGGAAGACAAAAAATCTATTTCTGAAAAGGTAGATTATTATAGTAATTGTTTAAATAAATTCAAAATTAAAGGAGGATTAACACCCGATAATATTAGATTTTCGGAAACCTTTAAAACTTATAAAATAGGGTTTGATATTTGGTTTAAAAAATTACAAGATATAAACGTTTTTATCAATCGAAATTATAAAAATGAAAATAGAGAATACTACAAAAAACAAAGATTTTCAAAATCAATTAACTAAACACAAAACAAAATGAAAAAATTAATTATCACAATCGTATTATTTTTATCTATCAATATGCACGCTCAAAAAGTGTACAATTTAGACGCAAAAAGAGACTCAATAAGCTACACAAAAACGCAAGATGTAGCAATTTATCACGGGGAAAAGAAACCCGTTTATTTGTCAAAAAATGGAAAACTATTCATTTTCGTGACTTCTAAAAAATCAGGCAAAGAGTATAAAAAATATCTAAACTAAAACAAAATGATAAATAGAAAATTTAACATCAAAAAAGACTTTCACGAACTTGTGGAATTAGAGCATAAAATATTTCCATTACTGGAGGAAATTAAAGATGATGAAAAAAAAGCATTACTAAAAAATTATATTAGAAAAATATTTGATAACCAATTTAAAAAATAGAAAATGCGAACAATCAAATTAACCCACGAAGAAATTGAATTGATTAAAATTGCCTTAACTTATATTGCTGACAAAAAGCTCGATATAATTGCACAAAATAGGAATATTTTAACGGAGGAGGAACAACTGAAAATTTACGAAAAATCTATAAAGTATCGTGATGCTTTAAAAGTTTTCGATGGAGAAAGAGACGTATAACTAAAAAATCTAAAAAAATGAAAATAGAAATAAATAATAATGTAATGTCTTTAGAATGTGGATTGGAAATTATTTCCAATGGTAAAAGACTATTAAACATAAACGCAAACGGTTTTAGACAATATGAATTTTCAGAAGATGAAATTTATCATATAATCGGAGAAAAGGAATTTGAAAAATTTAAAAAAATCGAAAAATTTGTATTTGATGTTCCTTTGTGGAAATTAGATTGTGTATCTGGCAAAGGGTTAAAAAATGCTGACAGCTTTAAAAATAAATGGTCGTACAATTACGGAGAAATAAAATCTTAAAAAATCTAAAAAAATGAAAAATTACTATTGGAAAATTATCAGTTTGAGCGAAGCAAAAAAGCTATTTAAGAAAAAATATAAAGTCTATCAACTTTACGAAGATGAAAGTTACGCAGAAATAGAAAATGATAGCGATTTTAACGATTGTAAAGAATCTAAATCAGATATTGGTATAAAGTGTTATCTTTAAAAAATAAAGCCCTTAATTGGGCTTTTTTTGTGTTTAAAAACTTCCTTTTGCTGTAATATTTCCGTTTTTTATAAAATCGTTACGATTTGAGTAAATTGGTTCGGGTTCGGGTTCATTCATTTTTGAAGGAAAAACTAAATACCTTGTTCGCTGTTCGTAATGCATCACCATAAATATTATAGTTTGTTGATCCTCGTCTAGCATATAAGGATTAGATTTTACAGGTATTATATTTTCTTTTGCGATTATAGATGAAATATGGTCATAATCTGTATCGCATATTCTAGCTACTTGTGCTATCGTTTTATAATTTTTTTGAAATTTCTTTAATTCTTGTGCTGTGTATTTCATTGTTTTGTAAGTTTTAAAAAGTTTAATTCGGTTTGATATGCTTCTGATGCGTCTAATTCATTTAAAAAATAACCTAAATGTTTCTGTTTTCCATTAATATAAATATATGCACTCCATTTACTTTTAGATTTATAATAATGAACTCCTACATATTTACTACTACTTTTTAAATGTTTTTGATTACAATTTTCTCTATTGGTTACAATTTCTAAATTTTCAACTCTGTTGTCTGCTCGGTTAAAATTTTTATGATTAACAACTAATTCCATTTTACAAGTTTTATGGTCTAAAAACGCAATAGCAACTAATTGATGTGCTTTTTTAGTGTTTCTTTTTCCTTTTTTTGATAAAGTTATTTTTAAATAACCATCATCAATACTCCCATTCAAAATACGCTCTTTTGATTTATAAAGATACTTTCCTTTCATAAAAAAAATTTTACTCAAACTTTTAACCCGACCTAATGAAGATACTTCATAAAATCCTTCATAATGTTTAACTGGTTTCCAAACTTCCATAATACAAAAAAAGTTAAGCTCCGAGGATTGCGCCCTCTCGGCTTAACTTTAGATTAATTTTTTAAGTTGTTAATAGCGCAATTATTAACTAAACAAATATACTAAATCTTTTTTAAACTAACAAAATTATCTTGATAATCAGTTTCAACCTCAAAAAATGTAAAATCATCTAAATATTTAAAGGAATGAATCCAATGATTTTTCAAAACTTTATCCACCCATTTTTCTGGCAACTGTAAGTTTTTCCTAGTTCCTGACAATCTAAACGGACGGCCTAACTTTGATATTTGAGTTTCAAAGTTTAAATAAATGTAAGTTTCTGAATTAATTTTAATTTTGTCCATAATCTAAAAATCTAAATTAATATTATTTTCAAATCCGTTTGGGTAAATTATCCCTTTTTTATCCTGAATACAAAAAGCTTTTTTTCCTGCTGCAATTAATTGATCTATTCTAAACTTTTGCAAAGGTTTTAAAGTATCTTTTATTTCTTTGCACTCAATGTAAATATCAACTTCATTTTTTTTAGTACAAAGTAAATCTGGATAACCTGATTGTGTTGTTTGATACTTAGTGACGGTGTAACCTTCGGCTTGGTATTGCTTCTTGATTTTTGTCTGGAATTTTGATGCCATTATTCTATAATATTTTTTAAAACTTCTTGATATTTTAAATGAGCTTCTATTTCAGTTTTAAAATATCCTAAATGCTTAAATTTATTATTTAGATAAATGTAAGCTCTCCATTTTTGTTCTCTTTTAGCATATCCAACCCCTGTATATTTACTAAATCCTCTTTGTTCTTTTGAGCAATTTTGTCTATTATTTAATAATTGTAAATTATCTAAAAAATTATTATGTTTATTATTGTCTTTATGGTCAACTAATATTCGATGAGTTTTATCTGGAGTGTAATTTAAAAAAGCAATTGCAACTAATTGATGTATTTTAAAATTTTTACTAATTCCATTTTTATTTAAAGTGATATGCAAATAACTATTTGAATTTTTAAAATTCACTAATATTTTTTCTTTTAATAAAATATCAAAGCCATCTCTTTTTATTGTTCTTGATAAACTTTTAACTCTACCAAAAGAACTAATTTCATAATTATTTTCGTAGCCTTTTACTTTTTTCCAAATTTCCATAAAATATAAAACCCCACTAAATGAGGGACTAGACTCAAATAACAGGGTATTTATTAAATTGTTTTATCGCTAGTCCTCGACAACACAAACATACAAAATTATCTTTTAAATCTAGTTGGAAATTGATTAATTTTTTCAGTTATTCCAAAATCTTTTTTATAGACTGCAAGTGTAAAATCTTTTTTGTTCATCAAACTTTTATAAACCATTCTTTCAATTGACTTTGTTTGTCCGTTGTCTTTTGAAAAAATCCAAAACACAGTATTTTCTAACCTTGTTTTTTCAGTCATACGATCACGAAATTGCCAATAAGTTGTTGCTGAAAAATCAATATTTAAAGCTACTAAATATTTTGCAGCTTTTAAACTTATCCCTTCTCTTGAACTTAAAAACTGTCCTGCGAACCATTTATCTGTATTATTAAACTCTTCTAAATCAGTTGTAATTTTGTCTTTCAAAACCTCTTTTAGCATATTCAATTCCTCCTTAAATTTGTAAAATATAGCTATCTTGTGTTCTGAAAAATTATCACGAATATACTCGGCTTTTGAATAGTCAATAACTTTACTACTCCCGTCTTCAAATTTACATGTTCCAGAAGCTAACTGTAAATGCTTTTGTTGTAGTTTTACTGCGGTGTCCGCTAAAATAACTTGTCCTTTTGAGTTACTAACTACTAAATCTTTTCGTAGTCTTTCAATAATTTGATATGTAATAGGCTTCATTTGAACGTCAATAACCATCTCGGATATATTGGTAGTGAAATTAGCCTCTTTTTGAGTGAATGTCAAAACGTGATACCTAATTCTACAATTGATATGTTTAATGTCTGCATCTGAATAGTCATTCACTTGAGCATACCCTAAATGTTTAA